CTGCTCGTCTGACAGGTAAAATTCCTGTCGATGAAGATGGGAAACAGGTTATCAACAAACAAACCACCAATGATCTCGGAAGTTTCCGAAAATCCATCGGAAGTAAAGTCATGCGAATCTCCAGATCGTATGATCATGAAAAGAACGTCTTGGTATATAACGCATATACTACTAAGTTGTTTGACGGCTCGATGAAACATTCGATGTCCGTGGTCCCATTGGGTGCGCCACTCTCGCCATAGGACCGGCGGAAAAAATGACCCGGGCGATATACTGCTCGGGTCATTTTTTTGTCCTTGTCGGTTTAAACGATGAAGAAATTCAATTGAATCTGTTCAACAACTCTTGTAGGTTCAAGAGTTACGTTTACGTGGAACTTCTTGGTTTTTCTTTCATAATCGGTAGCACCTACTTCTACTGAGTAGTTGTAGAGACCACGTTTCTTTCTGATAACTTCAAGAAATTCAACAAGTTGTCCTGCAACAAGTGACCATGTGATTTCATCGTTTTGTTCAAAGATAAAGAACTTACAGAAATCTTCAAATGCTCTCTTGATGTAAAGAACAAGTCGAACAATATTCAAGTCTTGTAGAGCAGAAGCTCTTGCTTGAGATGTCAATTGACCCCAAACAACATAACCCGGATTGAATTTCACAATTGGGTTCAATTGTTTCAAGTACATTTGATCTCTCTGTCCAAGTCTTGGATTGAATCTCAATTCTTTAATTGTATCTATAGCTGCTCTGTTGAAACCAGCTGCTGCAAACCATAGTTCAGCGACAGCATCGTTTCGTGGCAGAATATAGGACATATGATATACTGGAGAAATCCACATATCTTGTCCTGTAAATGAGTCAAAGACTTTATTGTAACATTCGTACAATGCAACAAAGTAGTTGTTGAATGTATGAGTATTATTTCTTTCTGACAATGATAGATTAACAGTTGGATTATCACCATTATCAAGAATAGCAACACAATCACGTCTGGTTTGACATAATGTGCTTATTGCTGTTTTAACATCTGATGGATAACCACAATCGAATACCATTGAGAAGTAAACGTTCTCATTATCAAGTACATCTTCATCAATGATACCTGAATATGCTTGATTCAATAATGTGGTAGCTTCATTAGTATCTAATGAACCATCAGCTTGTAGTAAGTCACCTTCTGATCCTTTTCTTAGTGGTACAGGTTCAGATGAAGTAAATGCACCTGCAACAGAACCATAAGATTTCTTAATACGATATTCAATCTCAGAGTTAACATCGAAATCTGTTACGTTGCCATTCCACATTTGACCTGTCAACATTCTATCAGCATAAACTGCGATTGATTCATTATCAACTCCTGCTGCAGCACCTAACCAACCCCAGATCTCAGTTCCTCTTGCGTCTTTAGCAATTACAACATAATCAGCAGGACCAGCACCTGATTCCCAATCTGAAAAGTCTTGTTTGATATCTGAAATTGTAGCTGAACCACTTGTTATTACTGCAGATGTTGTTCCAATATCTTTATCATAAACTCTGATGTTTTCTTCATAACCATCAGACAATCTATCAGTATCTTCATCAATATACATTTCTGCACGAAGAACTGATGAATAAAGATTTAGGATATCAACAATCCACAATGATTCTCCAGCATTATCTCTTGCTAGAGGATCGAAAGAAACTTCAAATGATTCAATGATTACATCTTGACCATCTGATTGTCTTTCATAAACATCCAACACATATTGATCCCACAATGTTGGATTTGCTACTTCTGTTAAACGAATACCCAATTTATTGTACCATTGACCACGCCCGATTGGACGCAAGAAACAAATTGGATATGTGGTACCTGTATTTTGCAGATTAGTTCCAAACTCATCTACTGAGTTTACACCTTCAACAAATGTAATTTGATAACCTGCAGTCGTATCAGTTGCACCGATAGTAGCATCAATTCTCATGTTTGAGAATGCGGCGTTGTCTGACAATACTCTCATGAAATAAAGAGCACCTGATTCGCCAAGATAGTTGTACGCACAATATGGACCTTGCCCATAATTTTTGCCGTAAACTGAAATGTTTGGTTCACCGAACTCTGAAATAAAATCAGCACGTGAACCAATGAACTTGAGGACGTTGTCCTCGCCTTTCTCTGTTAGTGCAGAAATGAATCCGATTGTTGAAGGGACTGCTTGCACAAATTGAGACAGGTCAATAATTTTGGTAAATACACCCGGAGATACATTAGCCATCTCGTATTCCTCCCATTAGTTTAATTTCTCTAAGTTTAATGTTTATCTCTATTCTTTATCTTCCTTTCTCTCCAGGTCTATATCGAAAATCCTTTTTTCAAGAGCATGTTAAAATTTAAATTTCCTTCTTATACATACAAGAACCAGTTAAATATAAGTCTGCGGTCGGCAGTTTTAACAATTGATGGGAAAGTAACTCTTGAAAAAATATTAAAATTTCCACTGTAACCGCCAGCATTTGATTCAGCAGTAAATAACCCTGCTTCGCTTAATTGTTTTCCGTTGGCATCGTCAATACCAACTGTTACGGTAATTTTTATTACTAACCATGCATCATCATTTTGAGCATCTTGCTCAAATGAGATTGTATCGAAAGGTATCTTGTAATAACCTTCTTCTGGATAACCCGCACTGACTAAATGATAATCAGCAGCAGATGAATCAGTAGCATTGATCATGACTCGAGATGCAAGCTCTGTTTCTGAAATGATTGGGGGCATCGGGTTAAAAGGATCTCCCGGAATTACACCACCATCACCAAGGCCAAACCAGTTAATATACTCATCTTTTGTAGGTGTTACACTACTATTGTTTCGGTCAACAATTCGTTGAGCCAACCATTCTCTACCATTATAGAGAACTAGATTATGTCGTCCGACTAATTGTTTGTTACCGTCCTCATCCTCTTCAAAGATCTCAACATAACCTTTTGGTTTGACTCTATCACCTTGGAATGTTTCATTCACCGCATCTCCAAGACACAATCCGTAATCATCCACGGAATTAATCTCTATTGTTTCTATTTTTTTGCTCATAATCTTTTATCCTTTTTTTGATGAGGTAGGTTTTATATTTTGTTCTAATTATCATACAGGTTTGGATCTTTTTGCTATATATATTAATTGATGAAATAATTACTCACAACTAATTTTAAGGAGGAATTATGGAAACCAGTTATATGTTTCAGACCTATCAGCGAGTTCCACAACGAGTGATCAAAGCGATTGGGCAAGATATCAAGAAAAATATTATGCTCCGCATGAGACATCTTGAAGATGGAGAGGCATTACAGTTGTTACATGAAATTGAAATGGCTGTTGATCAAGTTTCTTCCGAACATGCCCCATCAGTTGACGGATATCGGCTGACAGAGAACCAGGTTGCGGTAATTGGGGATCTTATCAGAATGGGAAAACCCATCGGAGCCATCAAAGAGTTCCGCCATGCAACCGGCGAACAACTTCGGGAAGCAAAGAATTTCATTGACAAATTTACCAAGGGACGAAGTTTTGAGGAAGCGTTCATTGTATTTACTAACTCATTTTCAGGGTAAGGAGAACTATGGAGGAAATTGAAATTAGAAAAACAAGGGTTAAGGACGATGTGTTTATAGCTCAGACAGATGTTATCATCTTGCTGATGAAAATGAAAAATGCATCATTGAGTTTCTCATGCAGGCAAACATTACAAAACGCTATCGAAATGATAGCTGAAGCTTCAGCAACGTAAAAATGGGAGCATGATCTTAACTGATCATGCTCCCTAATAACCCTACATTATTTTTTTGTTATTATTATTGTAAAAATGTTCCACAGTTATCACAAAACTTTGCAGAAGACTTTGAAGTTCTTCCACATGTAGGACATTCTAATTTCGTTTTTACGGTGATTGGTTGTTGAATAGGTGTTGATGTGCCTGTTATACCTTTTAACCTGATTGTGATCACCTCAGCTTGTTCAAGTTCACCTATTTCACCATATCTAAATGATTGATTACATTCAGAACCTTTAACAGTAATTCCTTCGTCATCTAATGGTTGTCCTAATGATTCAGCACCAAGAGAATTAACTTCTGTCATACTATTAACATGATATGCCGCTTGAATTGGCGAATCTCCTAATGAATCCATAGTGACGTTTGATTCAGCCATTCCTCTAATACCATCACCTGAACTTCCAGATACTGAAGATCCATATTTTACGGTAGAATCTCCACTGAACCAATCATTATAATTCCAATAAGTATGATGTCTATGATGATGATGGTGATGGTCATGATGGTG